GTTCTGCTGCCCCACAAAGACTGAACGTGCCTTGTGAACGGACCACGGTCTTCTCTCTTGTCTGTATCAACTGGCTTATACTTTTTATACTTAGAGCCAAGAGTTAGATAAGATCCATCAGCATATTCAATTTTTGTTGGCTTATCTTCTTTATCTCTTTTTACAACACTGTCTCTTTTAGCTGGCGCTTCTGGCGGTGGTGTTGCCAATAATGGCGAACCACCTTCTTCTCCTGCTTTTGGAGTTTCTTCGGCTGGTGCTGGCGCTTCTCCTCCTTCACCGCCCTCTGGTGCTGGCGGGGTTAGTGCTGACCCAAGAGATCCTGCTCCTCCACCTAATCCGCCTTCTATACCGCCCGTAGGTTCAGTTGAAAGAGATGGACCGCCCATACCACTCATATCGCCCGCTGATGGCATATCTTGTGCAGAAGCTTCAATCGCAGCATCGACTCTCTTATCATAGAAACGTTGTCTTTCAATCTTCTCAAAATCTTCGTCAGACATACCAAATATATTTTTTGAAACATATTGACGAGAGAAGAAATTAAGACCAATTGCACTTGAAGCAACATCAATTTTACTCTTAAATCCTTCTAATTCCTGCATCATTGCAATACGAGAAGGATTATTTAGAGAGAGCTTAAAAGAAATTAAGTCATCACCTCTGAATCCAAGAGTATAAAGATGTACAATGCCAATCTTTTCCATTTCTGAAAGCATTGCTCTTTGTAGTCTTTGAACTGTTCTTGCAAAACGAATGTCTTTCTGAGCTAATGTAGACTTATCTTCCCCAGCTTGTTCGGCTTGCGATAAATAAGCTTTTGGAATTTTAATGGCTGCAAAAAGTTTATCTTTAAGGTATTTAATATCTTCAATAGAATCAATACCTTTTTGACCAGCAAGTGGAGTAATCTTCGATACTGAACCGGCACGGACAGGAAGGTAATAATCTTCCTCAACGCTTAGAGGATTATAACGAAGATCTACTTGCCCTGTTGTATCATCTACAACTTGATGTCTTTTAAGTTGTGTAATAACGCGCTGCATATATTGTTCAACATCTTCTGGAGGAATGCCTGATACGTCGATCTCAAATACTTTTCTATCTGGTGCGCGAATAACTCTTGCTGCCATCATCGCATCTTCTACAAGAATTAATTGACGCCAAATTCTTCTTGCCGGATCCAATACAGATGTTCCATATGGAGTATATTTATCATTTCCTAAAACGCGAAAGTGTGCAATCTGCCAGTTTTCAAAAGTTAAACCACCAGCATTCCATTGAAATTGTAAATAATTTGGATTTGTTTGATCTTGTCCTTCCAGCCTTTCAACCTCTTGTGAAGGAAGACCGATTGCTGACTTAACTCCAAGAACTTCGTCTGTATCGAGATATAGAAAGAAATCTCCATACTTACACATTGTTCTTGCCCAGTTAAAAAGATTTGATTCAATATTTAGTGTTTTGTAAAATAAAGTATCAATAATGTTCTTGATTTCTTCGTTGTGACAATCAATTCTTAATAACTTTGAAACTTCTGTAAAGGTCGTCATTTCATCTGCATAAACATCAAGAGCAGACGCCAACTCTGGATAAAATTCCATTTGCTCAAAGTCAACATATCTTTCTGCGCGGCTTTGAATAGCCATGTTACCAGAACGGAGTGAATCAAATGGATTATAAACATTTTTCTTATATGATAAACCTTGTAGAGAATTAAACTTGCTTGCATACTTGTCTAATTGAAACTTTCTTTCTCTTGTTGGTTTTTGCGCTCTAAAGTTGACAATTGGACCAGAGAACAACTTTGTTAATCTCTTAAATAAAGGAGAAGCACTATTTTTTGGATTGTTTCTCTGATCTGCTTTATTTGCCATTTTTTATTCTCACTTCATTAGCCAAGAGAACTCTCTTGCGTTGTTATATGCTTCAGCCCATTTCTTACGATTTTCGGCTTTTGCGTGTTCAGGCATTCCAGGTATTGACGACTCAAATGTTCTTCCACCAGTATTTATTCCGCTGATAAATGCTTGACGGTATTGTACATCTCTTTGAGAAATTATTAAGGCCCCTTCTCTTACCCAACAGGCAATTGCACAAGACATTACTAAATCGTCATTACTACCTTTAATCGCCTCCGCTTTTCCATTATTCCAAACAAATGTTTCTAACTCATTAATTAGTCTTTCAGAATTGATTTTTATTATCTTGTTTCTTAAAAATTCTTCCATCTTTGCAATAGCAAGAGGACGCATCTTAACGTTTGTATTAAAACCAGGAACAGCGCTTGAATCATATAATGCAGTCATCGGCTCAATAAAATCATAACTTGATTTTTTGTGATGGTAAATAGCTGGGTGTCTCATTGATTTGAGTTTTTCTAATACTCCGTAACCAAATGAGTTATTCTCTACAACCGTTAAGCAAAAACCGTAATCCTTTGATGTCTCAAATAATAATTCTGCGTATGCTTCTGGAGCTAATTTACCTTGGTATTCTGCTACTTGTTCCATAGAATCGACATCGTAAATGTTAAATGCGGAATTGTCTTCTGCATCTCCACGGGCAACGTCAGCAGAAAGTAAGTATCTTCTTCCTGATTCTGGTTCTTTCCAGATCCATAGATTTCCGTCAAAACCTCCTCTTCTTATTGGTTTTGACGCTCCATCTTTCATCTCCTGTAGAATTGTACCATCAACAATTGTATTTCCAGAAAAGTTAAAAGAGCATTCGTATTCTTGTGCAATATCCTTCGCACTAAGGTTTTTGGTATTTTCTTCCCACCATTTTTGATCTCTATCTGGGTGAGCATCCCAGTTTAACTTAATAGGATTAAAGTTATTCTTTCCTGTCTCCGCATCTGTGTAAGTCTTATGAAACCAATTGCCAACACCCTTTGGAGTTGATACAGCGATACAACGACCACCAGTGGCAATTGTGGGGTAGATACCAGCCCACATTTCATCCATACCTTGGATGATGCCAGCTTCGTCAACTATAAGCAGCGAAAGAGCTTCAGAACGACCAGAGTCGCCAGTTGTGGATGCTGCCTTGACCCAAGAGCCATTATTCAATTCAAGAGTACTTTTATTATCATTCTTGACCTTGGCAATCTTCATCCAATCAGGAAGATTGTTATACATTAACTTAACCTTCTTAACCATACCAACGGCAACGTTTAATTGCGTGGCAACAGATAAGACAGTCTTTTCCCTGTGAAACAATACCATCCAAAGAATAAAGCCCGCAGTTGCAGTCGAAAGACCCATCTGGCGAGCTTTAAGTACGATATTAAATCTGTAATCTTGAAATTGCTTTATACAGTCTTCTTGGAATGGATAAAGTTTAAAGCTAATAAGTCCTTGAACTGGATGGGAAATTTTGACAAAGTTATTGATAAAATAAATGGGGTCTTTCCCGCATTTAATTATTTCTTTAACAACTTCCTTCTTAGTTAATTGGACACTCATGCAACTCGCTTAGGAGCTTCTTCTGCCTTCTTCTTATTCTTAAAGAGGCTCTTGTGATACTTTTCGTAATCAGCAATAATGTCGCTCTTAAACTCTTCTGGTTCGGGAATACCAGTAAGTTCGTAGCATTTATGTGCTGTTACAGAGGTTCTAAAACGAGAAATTGGCTGAATTAAAACATCGAAATCCTTAACTGTTTTTCCGTTCTTTAATATTTTCTTGGCTTCTTTTGTTGCAAGACTTTTCTTTGTTGTAGCCTTAAATTGTTTTTTGACGAATGCAAGACATTTTTCAATTGTGCTTTCGATTTCGTCTTCAAACTTTCCAGCTCCCATCCTATGAATCTCGTTGAGCGGAATTTCTGCGTGGTAATTAATCGTCAGCTTTCTACCGCCGACTTTAACGTGAAAACCATCCATAATTCTTTTGTCTACTAAGTAATTGCCTTCCTCTCTTCGTAAGCCAACTTTGTTGTCAACTTCATCATTGTAGGTTGGTCCATCATAAGCCAAAGACATCGCTTGACCAATACCACGGACAATTTCGTAAATATCATTTTGGACCTCGTTGTTTACTATTTCTGCCATTTTGTTTCTCTTCCTTCTAAGTGTAAGACGTAGCA